CCCATACGATTTGTCCACCTTTAAGCGAACCCGCAGTGTCCATAGCCATATCACCGTTAGAAACAAACTCTGTAAAGAAGTCGAAAGCTTCAGAGTTTTGCACAGGGTTCCAGTTCTTACCAACTTGCGTTAGAACCTTACCATCTGTTTCGCGTACTAATGCTTGTTGACCTGTAGCGATGTTGTCACCTTTGAAGCGGAAGTAGGTGTTAACCTTCTCTACACCCCAATCAAGATTGGCGGCTTGCATCATTTCTCTTGGTGACATGTCGTCACCTACTGGTGTACCTAGTCCATGCCAAGGTAGTCCATTGCTTGCGCGATATGCCATTTGAGCTTCGCCATTAATCATTTCAAGTTCATGTGCCATTATATAACCCTTTCAAGGTTTAAGTTTGTTTTCATTACAAGTGATTCTATTTACTCTTACTTTATATTATCAAAACAAGTTTGTGTCAACACCTAATGTACTGCTTCACTTGGCATATACAATGCATCTATCATTTCGGTAGCAAAATCAGCATGACCTGACCTACATATATCACCCACGTCAACAAATTGACTAGTGGAATCTGATTCTACTTCTGCTACGAAACTATGTTTAAGATGTCTTTTAATATGCTTATATAGGTAAGCAGTAGCTTCATCTTTAGTCTTCCAACAAGTTGCTCTAGTGATGTATAAAAAATTGTGAGACGAGAACAACATTCCCATCCCACCCATTTCTTCATCTTTCCTAGTACCCAGAAAAATGCCTTCTTCTGGGTCAATGATGATGTAACGCATTACATTCCTTTCTTAGCTTTCCACTTAGCCATAATGTCTATAGACCACTGTGGATTTTTACCTTCTAAGATTGCGTGAGGTGTTAAACCTTCGGCACGTTTAGCGGCATATTCTTCTACCGTCCAGTTTTTCTTCAACTCTTTGACAAAGTTTGCTTTTGTGAAAGGAGTACCACTGTATTTAAAACGAGCAAGAAACAAGTCAATGCCACGTCCGATATTCGAAGGGTGGATGTTTGGCTTATCTTCATAAACTGGTTGACCTTCGTAAGAGCCAGTAAACATAAGGTATCCACCGTGGTAGCTAAGGTTCTCATTAGTAAAAGCAGTCATGATATTCTCTCTTTCGTTTTGATTACATATTATGTATAGAATCAAAACAAACTAGTGTCAAGTGTTAATTTGTAATAAAATGTATGTTTAACATATCAAGAACATCATGGTATTTTGCCATCTCAAGGATTTCCCCTTCCATAGCTTCAAATACGTCAGGATGTTCACCAATCCCTGCTGGGTTTGCTAGATATACTTCTACGTTCATTTTATGCTTATCGATGTGACCTTGTGCGTGTGAACGCATTGCGTCTAACATTTTATTTCTGTCTATCATAATATAGTTCCTTTTACATATTGTTAAGTTCTTTGTACTTCTTACGTACACTCAAAAAGTGTTCTAAATAATCGTATGTATTTATCTTAAATACCTGAGGCTCATTATGGTCTACAGTTATTAAGATTACACCCTGTTTAATGGGTATTCCTGTTCTCTCATAGAAAGCGGCGGCATAGAAAGATGCTTGAATGAAGTAACTTGTAATCCATTCCACTTTCTTTGGTTTACGAGATGTTTTGAAATCAATAATAGACAACTGCCCATCAAACTCTGCTATACAGTCAACCTGTCCAGCAGTCTTTAAACGATCACTATATAAGAATACTTCTTGCATCCAAATATTGTTTAGGCGTTTATCCATGATCTTTTTGATGTCTTCAAACGAGAAAAGATTAGTTGGCATTGCGCCTTCTTTCCAATCTGGATCGTTATTCAGATAGTCCTCAGCTAACTTGTGTACAGCCGTACCTCTTACTGATGCTTGTTGGGATATCTTATTGGCTTCTTCTTCACCTACACGCTTGCGCCATGCGATGATGCCTTCTTTATTCAATACACCCAAGACAGTGGTGATTGATGGGTATGCGTTACCTTCGGGTGTAAAATACTTACGCCCTGTATCTGTTGTTTTTCGGGTCAACGTAGGTAACACTACGTCGTGCTTCACATGATTAAACATAATATAACTTTCTATTGATTCTGTATTATACCACAGAAAAAATTATTTATCCACCTAAAAATACTTTACTTGATCCAGATGTGATTTTTGCACTGCAATCATACACATCACCTTTGCGACCTGCACCCTTGGTTTCTATAAAAACCTTTCCACTACCAATAGTTAATCCTGGTGTGTGAGTAGAACAAGTTCCACCAATAGGATGGGCAGTAACGGCGTCACCCTGTCGAACGACGCCAATACCTTGTGCAAAAACCTTGCCGCTACATACATTTGTTGATGTGGTGATAGGTGCAACATCACAGAAAGACCCATCAGTTGGGTCTGCATCTCCTGTTGCTACGTGAACTGTATTCACAGTTTCTGTCGTATTACCTCTAGCGGCTTCGGGCATTATGCGGCTTCCAATACTTTTTCTTTGGCGATGATATATTCTTTAACCAAACCAGAACGAACAATATCATCTACTGTGAAATTGATTGTCTTGAATGAAGGAATGTCGTTAAGAACATTCATAAACTCACCAAGACCAGATACATCTGCCCTGTTGCGATTGGTTGCCAAATCATCTTGTTTAGTATCTCCACAGAATATAATTCTTGAGGATTCACCAACACGAGTAATGATCGTGTCTAATTCGTGATATGTCATTGACTGACACTCATCAACTAATATGACTGCATTGTCAAAAGTTAGACCACGAACAAAAGAAGATGTCATAAATTGAATCATGCCTTTTTGTTTTAAAATTTGATAAGCATCTCCACGACCATATAGATCGTTTGCTATATCTTGATATGGGGCTTCATATACAGCCGCCTTTTCTGCTTGTGAACCTGGCATAAAACCTTGTTCTCTTGTTTGTACTGCCGATCTAATGATGACAATCTTTTCGTATTGGTGTTTCGTCATGACGTCTTGCATTGCTAGGTACATTCCACACATCGTTTTACCTGTGCCAGCAGTACCAACTGCCGCGAGATTTTTTCCTTCTTTATAAGAGTTGAATAGGTCTGATTGAGAGACTGTTAATGGTGTAATCTGTCGCATTGCGAATTTTTGGTTGAGAATACCTACCATATGTTCGCTGTCTCTAGCTTGTCTACGCTTTTCCTTGCGGGATAATCTGCGCTGTTTTGTCATGAAACCTCCTTGTGATAACTCAAGATCAGGATTTTACCATGTGTTGATGTTATCTTTTTTATGATGATGTTTTACGTTTTTGAGTACATCTCGAAAGCTGTCATCGGGCTTTTTAATCCCAAGACGGTACGGGTCAACTGTCCCCGGAAACTTATTAAAAATTTGTTTGATATGAGTGTTGGTAGCTAGATAATGCTCTAAGTTTGCCCAAGGCATACTTTCTTCAAACTGTTCATGTGTTTCTTTGTTTTCAAAACTATAGGTAGGCATCAATGCTCCTTATATTCTATACATCTATTTATAATATGATTTCCCACGAAACGACATGTTCGTGAAATTTATTTTTTTTATTTTTACAGGCTTTCATGTAATTAGTCTATAAATACCATGCCAATTAGGAACGTTTGTTACGTCGTGGTGAAAAAAGTCCTTACTGTGGTTAGATGTTAATAGATATGCGTCTAAACCCATCTCTGCACCAAGTTGGGCATTCTCTGGCTTATCTTCCACCCAGATACAACCACTGTCACGATATGGCTCAAGAGCATCATGCTTTTCAGCACCGCAAGGCAAGCAGATTATTTCTTCAAAAATCTTTCGACCAAACACGGCTTCAAGGTTCTTCTTGCGAAGTTTACCTGCATAAATGTCATCTGATAGAGATGTAATTACATGGAATACATAACCATGATCTTGATTTAGTTTTCGAACATACTTAACGGAGTCACGAAATGGTGTTAACCACCCAATAGCCGCAGACTGATTAAAATACTCAATCATCTCATGTGCTTTCTCTGGTGTGATACCAAACGTAGCACCCATACAGTAAGTCGAGATGGTTGGGTCTACTGGCTTATAGCCTTGCGTATCCATCCATCTAAAGAAGCTGTACGTCCATTCTAATAGCACACCATCGCAGTCTACCATTATCACTTTTTCATTCATCATCATAATATAAAACTTTCTTAATCGTCTTTTTTAACAGACAAGTTTGCTTGTTTCTCATCACGCTTCATGCGCTTTCTGTCACGTCGTTGTTTCATTCTGTGTTCTTTATCATGAACATCATCGTCACCTGATCCCCATTCTTCATCGTAATATTCACGGAATTTCTTAAAACTTTTAGCCATTTATTTTACTCTTCGATTAATTCTGGAAATGCTTCCATTACAGTTTTCTTTGTAAGTCCTTTTACAGACTTGTGCGATATCATATGGTTTGCCAATAAATCAGCATCTTCATTATCAATGTCTTCTAAAAGACTGATGAACAGTTGTTCACGCTTAATTGGTTTCAATGTGTCGTAACCACCACCCTCAACGAAAATCCTCAGTCTACGTGCCTCTTGAAATAAAAGTGCTTTAGCTTCATCTTCGTATTCATTATATTTCCATGGTGGGGCTGTGTCTGGTATTAAAAACTTTACCCCTACATCATATATATTCTTTAAGACAACTCGCAAAGGTTGACTGTCATTTTCTTTGAGCCAAGCAACCTTTTCGCTCTTAGAGCCAAGTGTTTGTACGTGATTTACGATTTCTGAAATAGATCGTCTTACTGCCATATTAAAAATCCTGTATGTCTGAAACTAAGTTCTTTAGTTTTTTAGTTATAAAAAAGTTAAACAAATGTTGACGTCCAACTGTTTCTTCTTGGTTAAATTCGTTTATGATCATATCTTTATAATCTTGTGGAACTTGTTCCAAGTCGATCATCTGTTTATTACGATTATATCTTGCAAGAGTTTCATCGTCCATATTCTCAGTAGTGCCTCTATACAAACCCATACGCTTCTGCGTCATAGGCTTCTGACGTTCTCCTACAGCTAAGCAATTGTCAGCCGATAGGATATTAGGTACGCCATCACCGCTATCTCCCTTGATGATATGTTCTTCAAGGAACTGTGATGGGTTCTTATCACTTAACCAACGCTTACGGATAGGATCGTACTGATCAACGTTTGCGTATGTCTGTAACTGAATGAAGTCTTTATCAGCCGACAGAATTAAGTATTTTTCAGCACCTGTATTCATTGTCGTGCCTTCTTTGTGTATAATAGTACCAATAATATCGTCTGCTTCACAATGATCAATATGAATGACCTTGTATGGGAAGAACTCACGCATTTCATCACGAATGACGTTCATTGTGTTAAACACTGCACCCCAATCAAGATCAGATTTATCTCGTGTCTTTTTGCGGTTAGCTTTGTAGTATGGATACGCTTCACGTCTCCATGTATTCTTTCCGTCAGCACAAATGATTATTTCACCATAGTCTTTGTGAAACTTCTTTCTATTCATTCTGACAGAGTTCAAGAACATGTGACGAATGACGTTTTCATCAATGTCAATGTTCGTATGATTACCTATGCTCGAAAATAGCGAGGCTAAGATAACCTGATTAAAGTCCATTAGGATTGCCATAATATTTCTCTTTATTTAGTTGTATAGACCATTTTAGTCTATATCTTCCTCATTGTCAAGTGTTTTATCAATTATATCTACGTGAAAGTCTTCAATGTTAAACGCATCACGAGCAAATTGCTGTAATGGATGTTCTATACCTTGAGTCTGTAGATGTAATGACTTTATTGTTTCTAAAATAAGAACTAGTGCTGGAAAAAATTCATCTGGGTCTTCACTGAAGTTACAACCACTTCTAATAAGTTCTGTGAGTACGGTTTGCCAAATTACTTCTGATACTTGTTCAGAAAGACCAAATCTAAAATCGGTAATTTGGTTTTCAAGATCGTCCTCAGAGGTGGGTGGTGTACCCATCCTCTTCATTTTAGGGAATTCAATTATATCAGCCATTCGCTCTCAATTCTAGTAAAAGTTTTGTCCAGTTACTTTTGAAGATATCAATGTTATGTGGGTATAACTGACACCTATCAGTATTCGTCATCTTATGAATAAAGTCAGGGTCATTCTTTTGAATATCCAATACTTGTTTAGCATAAGCATAAGCAATATTAGCATGTGCAGACTTATCTTCATTGTAGTTATACTGAATTGTAGCATTTGCGCTTGTTTCGCTTAAAGCACCAAGATTAGGGTGAATACATAGAACACCACAACGAATGGCTTCGATCATTGCAATACAAGATGTTTCTTGCCAAATACATGGATACAAGAAGATGTGAGATTGCTTGAGCGCTTCCAAAACAGTACCATTAGGCTGTGCGCCATGGTATGTAATGTGTGGGTGATCAGTCAATTCCATGAACGTTTCACGGTATGGTTCGTCTCTTTGTTCCCACCCATAGATGGAAAAAGATGAGAAGACATCTAAGTGGATATTGTCATGTACCTTAGTCAGTGCGTCAAATACTGGATAGAGCAATTCTAAGCCCCTGTGAGGCGTTGTATGGTAAATAAACCGAATTTGTTCAGTAGATTTCTTACGTGGCTCATATGTCGTTTCTATGGCGTTCTGAATGATAGAACACTTAGAGAAAGGAATGCCATACATAGCATTGTATTGGTCACGTTGCCATTGAGAAACAAAAACAAAATGGTCAAACTGTTTCCATTTTTCGTTGCGTAAAATAGTATTTTCTGGGTCTTGAGCCAAGTCATGGCAATATAGAATATTCTTATTAACATCTGCTGGTACATGTCTTGGTCTTGAGAAGTGAATAGCAACATCACTTAATAGTTCAGAGTCCACGTTGTCTATCAGACGCTTACGCATCATTTCTGTACCACCATTTGCGTTTTTGGATTGTTCGCTCTCGACAACATTTCCTTTATGAATCATGCTCATTATTAATTCTCCGAATTACAATAGTTTAAAATCAGTTACAGAATCCCAACGAAATGAACGCCAACCTGGAGCATTCACATCATACACCACGCAAACTTCTTCGTTTACGGCGCGAACTTTTTTCTGTGTAAGGGGTTCGTCTTTTTTGGCTGCTGGAAGTACGCTTTCCATGAGTGTACATTGCATTACACGCATATCACCATTTTTCTTGGTGAAGGTTACTTCGCAAGTTCTTTCTTTTAAGTTGGCAATGATACCATCTTTATAAGCTTGTCTAACTGTTTCCATAATGTATCTTTCTTTTGTTCAGTCAATTATTTAT